ACCAAAGGTTGGTGATATATTTTTGTTTCCAAACTGGTTAGCGCACGGCGTGTATCCATTTAGAACACCAAATGAAGAGAGAAGATCAGTATCTTTTAACTTACATTTGATTAAAAAAGACGAGACAAAACCTTTAGATAACTAATGCAACATCAGAAAGAGACAAAATTTGTCATGTATGTTGATGATTTTTTAGATGAAGCTACATTAAAGTCACTTCAGGAAACATTAACAAAAATAGAATATGAAGAAGTAAAAAACCCTGAGGGTCAACTTTACGGTATGCGACATACTTTTGATAAGAGTATTCACGATGACCCATTATTAAAATTAATTAAAAAATATTTTTTTCCGCATAGAAATCTTGAGCCAATATCAGTAAGCGCACATTTACGAGAAAATAACAAAGAACCTTTGTTTCATACCGATGATGATAAAGGTAATGTTGCTAACTTTCTTTTATTTGTAAAAGGAGAGCCCTTGCTTAATAATGGTACAGGGTTTCTACATGATGAAAAGTTATCATCGCACATAGGTTTTGTAGAGAACAGAGGATTGTTTTTTAATGGCTTAAAAATACCACATTCAGATCTGCAATCCTTTGGAGACAGCTCTAAAAGATACACCCTTAATATTTTTTATAAAGAAAATGATTGATATAAATAAAATACCAATGGTCCGTGTGACGTGGCTCGATGCCCGTGATACAGAGACAGGATGGCTTGATATAAAAGATGTTGTTAATGCTCCGTTAGCCGTGTGTCAAGAAGTAGGGTGGATGATTACTAATACAGAAGAGAAAATTGTTATTATGCGTTCATATAGTAAAGATAAAGAGGATATAACAGGTGGAGGAGCTATAGCTATACCAAAAGGATGGTTAAAGAAAATAGAATATTTAACAGTGAGTTACAGTGAAAAATAATATTTACGTTCAAGACAATTTTTTTAAGAAAGATTTTTTTAAAAAATTACAAACAGAAATAATTAATTTAGAATTTAAATCTAGGTACAACGACGTTTCAACGTTAGCAGATAAAGATAGTCCTTCTAATAATCTTTATCAACGGAATTATCATCATGTTTCTTTATCTGGTAATTCTCCTGTTGTTCATGAAGTAGTAAAAAACATAAAACAATATTTTAATTATTCTGTAAAAGAAATGATTTCAAATTATTTTTTAAGTTTTCCTGATACCCCTGCTATTCCTCATGAAGACGGAAATGAATATAATTGTTTAATTTTTATTGTTGGAGATAAGTTAATAAACAATGGTACAGGTTTTTATGAAAAGGTAGATAAAAAATATCAACTACATTCTCATGTTGGATTTAAAGAAAACAGAGCAATTTTTTTTGATTCTAAAATTTGGCATAGTCCTTTACAATTTGCAGGAAATTCTACACCACGATATGTTATGGCTAATTTTATTTATGACAGATAAAATATTTATAGGAACGCCGTGTTACGGCAACATGATTACAGCAGATTACTTTAAGAGCTGTTTACAATTAACAGCTTTAGCAGCAACAAAAAAAATAGAATTACAGTTTGGTACAATTGGTAATGAATCTTTAGTAACAAGAGCTCGTAACACATTGGTACAATTATTTATGGACAATAAAGATTATACACATCTTTTATTTATTGATGCTGATATTGCTTTTAATCCTGAGTCTGTTTTTCGCATGTTAACTTTAAATGAGGATGTAGTAACAGGTGTTTATCCTCGCAAGACTATTGACTGGTCAAAAGCTATAAAAAAAATTAAAGAAAAACCAGATATAAAACCAGATGAACTTTTTGCTTTTTCTTTACAATATAATTTAAATGTTAAAGATCCAAAAAATGTTAAAGCTAAAAAAGGATTTGTAGAGGTATTGGATGGGGCAACAGGATTTATGTTAATAAAAAGAAACGTTTTTAAACAAATGGCATTGGCTTACCCTGAACTTAAATTTAAATCTGATCAGCCTTTAAATGACCCTCATGACAAAAGATATGATTATCACGATACATCTGATTGGAATTATGCATTTTTTGATACAATGATAGAGCCAGAAACAAAAAGATATTTGTCAGAAGACTACGCATTTTGTCGTTTATGGCAAAAAATAGGCGGTAAAATATATGCTGATGTTATGAGTGGTATGACGCACATGGGTAATTATTCATTCAAAGGTCATGTGGCCACTCAATTCTTGCCACAAAAGAATAAATAATTTAGTATGTCCCCACATGAAATTAGTTGACTTAAAGTTCCAACCAGGCATAGATAAACAAGATACCGCTTATTCAGCAGGGGATCAGCGTAAATATGTTGATTCAAATCTTGTACGATTTCACTACGGAAAACCTGAAAGATGGAAAGGTTGGTCGTATTTACCAGATCCAAATAAAACTGTCGTGGGCGTGGTCCGTGATACGCATAGCTGGATTGGTCTAGACGGAACCACATACCTTGCTTTAGGTACCGATAGAAAACTATATTTATACTCTGGTAGTGCTCTTTATGACATTACACCTATTAGAGAAACAGCAGCATTAACAAATCCTTTTACAACGAATGGTACAACGACAGTTAGTGTGACTGACGCAGACCACGGCGCTATTCAAGGAGACTTTGTTACCTTTGATTCATTTTCTGCCATTAATGGTTTAGATATGAATAACGAATTTGAAATTACAACTTATGTTGACGCAAATACTTACAAAGTAACACACACAAGCGCAGCTTCTGGATCTTCAACAGGAGGAGGTTCAGGTAATGCTAAGTATCAAATTAATATTGGTGAAACTGCTTCTACCTATGGTTACGGATGGGGCACGGATACTTGGAGTGCAGGAAAATGGAATGAACCAAGTACATCTTCAGATGTAACTGTCTTTGCTCGTAGCTGGTCATTAGATAACTTTGGTGAAGATTTAATTGCTACTGTTTTAAATGGTAGTACATTTATAAAAGACATATCTGGTGCAATAGATGCTAGAGCAACAGCTTTATCTAATGCTCCTACTGCATCTAGATTTAGTTTGGTTTCCACTGACACACGACACTTAATGATTTTTGGTACAGAAACAACAATAGGTAATGCTGCTACTCAAGATGATTTATTATTTAGATTTTCTGATAGAGAAGATGCTACTGATTATACACCTGTAGCAACAAACGAAGCTGGATCACTGCGTATATCTGACGGCTCAAGAATAGTAGGTGCTGTTAAATCATCTGGTCAAATACTTGTTTGGACAGATACATCACTTCACGGTATTCAATTTGTTGGTACACCTTTTACTTTTGGTCTTAGACAACTTGGTGCAAACTGTGGATTGATAGCACAACATGCTGCAATTGAAGTTAATGGTAGAGCATATTGGATGTCTGATAATTCTTTTTACATGTACGATGGTGTTGTTAAAAAAATGCCGTGTTCTGTACAAGACTATGTATTTGATGATCTTAGTTACACAAATAGAAATGACATTGCTTGTGGTATTAACACAGCTTTTAACGAAATAATTTGGTACTATCCTTCAGCCAATGCTACTGCAATAGATAGAGGTGTTGCTTATAATTATTTAGAAAATACTTGGTACACATTAAATTTAGGTAGAACAACTTGGCTAGGTGCTTATGTATTTGAACAGCCAATTGCTACAGAATATGATGCATCTATTACGGCTAACGTATCTACTATACTAGGTCTAACAGCAGGAGCTTCTTATCTTTATGAACATGAATCGGGTAATAACCAAGCAGATGGCACAGCTATCTCTGCTTTTTTAACGACTGGATCTGTTGAGATTGCTGACGGCGATGAGCTTATGTCAGTTAGTAGATTAGTCCCTGATTTTGATAATCTTACTAACAACATGACAGCAACATTAACCTTAGAACAATATCCACAATCCGCAGCTAATGTAACTACAACAGGCACTATTACTAGCACCACAGAGAAAATTGATATAAGAGGTAGAGGTAGAGCAGTTAAAATTAAATATGAAACTAATACAATTAATGACACAGCTTGGAGACTTGGATCAACAAAACTACAACTTAGACCAGACGGAAGAAGATAATGGCTAGAATAACAATTACACGATTACCAAATGCAACAGAAGAATACAGCGCTAATCAGTTTGACCAAATGATTTCATTATTAGATCAAATTATTCTTTTACTTAACACAAACTATCAACAAGATTTAAAAGAAGAATCACAGTCGGAGGCTTTTTTCCTTGGCTAATACTTTTAAAAGCGCAATGGTAGATATTACCACAACAAATTTAACAACTGTTATAACGGTTCCTACGGCTGATGCTGGTGCAACGCCACCTGTTCCGCCTACTACGGATGTAGTAAAATCTCTTTTAGTTTGCAATGACTCTGGTTCAACAACTTTGGTTGATGTTGAAGTTGTCCGAGGCGCTGCAACCTTTGAATTATTCAAAGCAAAGAGTGTTGCTACAGTTACAACAACAGAATTATTGACTCAACCTTTAGTTCTGCAAGAAAGTGATGTTCT